AATATAATGTCGCGTTACCGATATGTTCTACTGTTGCCGCCATACCTTGCCCCTATAGTCAAAAAAAATACGTCACNCCCTCGTCAGCGGAATCGATCCGATACCCATTACCGGGTACATCAACTGCCGCAAAAGCGTATATGACAAACTGCTTTCCGTCGGCGAAAAGGATAAATCCGCGCCCTCTATTTTGCCGTATGCTACTTCTATCGACCCTACCTTTTCCCGCGTTACTTGTACGTTAGTAGTTTCCGCGAACGACACCGCCCCGTTCATCATGTCAACGGCAAGCGCCATTTGCGCCTGTTTCACGATATTCGGGATTTCATCGTCGGCAAAATAAAACCCGTTGATCTTCAAATCCCGGCGCGGATAGGCGTGGTCTTGATCTCGCTCCGTCCGCTTACCGATCAATTTATCGTCGATACTGTCGATGTACTGTGACGCCCTCTCTAATAACACCTCGCGTTCGGGGTCGCCGGCGGGTAGCGTTGCCCCGAAGCGCTCGGCGTATTGCGCAAACTCGGAGAGGGTGACGTACATTAGCCCTTAGCCCCGCCGTCTTGTCCCGGAGGCCTGCCGGGGCCGCGCTTTTCATCGCCGGACGCAGTCTTTTTCAGGTCGTCCGGCGCGAAAAGAATATCGATTATCTCATAGCCGAGGTCTTTGGCCTTGGCAACATCGTCAGCCTTCGCCGGAAACTGCAAATAGGCGATTTTCTTTTCTTTGTCTAAAATCATTTTACCCTCCAAAATACGGCGGTAAATGGGATTACCATCTACCGCCCGTTAGGTTAGTTAGCCACGCCCACCGCGACAACGCCAGCCGTATCTTTCACGCTGGTCGTCACCTGCGTCCAGTTAGTGCCCGTCCGCAACTGCGCGTCGGTCGGCGAAGAGAGCGCTTCGTTCCACGAATACCCTTTAAGGCCGAGCCCGAAATTGTAATCGAACTGTAGCGAGTGCTCAATGCGGTTTTTGTTGCTGGTCTCGATATTCGTTACGATATTGCTACCGGCGTTATTAACAACCGCCGCGCCCTCTGTAAGGCCGAGCACGTAATCTGTGCCGGGAGTCCCCGCCGTATAAAGAGCCGGGGCGTCGGTTATAACTACGACTTTTCCCAGAATGTCAACAACTCTGACATTGGAGGCCGTGAACAGATTCGGCACGTTGGCGAGGTTTTGCCCTACCAGCAAATGGTAAGTCCTGCCCGTCATCACCGACGCGATAATCGCGCTGCTTCTGTCGCCGAAAAGCGCGTGGGAGCTGTTTTGCGCCGAAAGCGTAATCGCATTGGGAGCGGCGTTAAATCTCGCGGCGGGATTGTTGTTGAGAGCCGCGACAAGCGCGGCAATGGCCGTATTTACCATGTCGTAAAGCAAGCCGTCGGCAAGGTGTCCGGCGTAACGGACAACCTGTTCGCCCGTCGGATTCTTTGTCCACTCCAGCGCGATAGGCTCGTATACGACCGGCCCGAACGCGCCCGCAACCTTGACCGTAGTGTGCTTCACCTGCGTCAAGTCGGTCTTAGGTACGTCGGCGTTGGGGACTTTCATGTCAACGCGCCGAATCGCGCCTGACAAGTCTTTGAAGAACCGCTCCTGCATGAAATCGCCAGCGAAGTCGGTGGCGGACAAACTAAGAGCGCCGTTAGAAGCCGTGTTAAAAACTTCAATTCTCTGCGCTAGCCGTTCGGCGGTGGCGGGGATGATGAGATCGTTGAAAACCTGCAAAGTAGATAGTGCCATAATTCCCTCCGTTACTATTTGTGTTCATCGATTTTCGCCTGAAACCGCGCCGCCATATCTTTTAAGGCGTCGCCGGTCGGCTTTGGTTTACCTGCATTTGGTGCGACCCCGTCGCCACCGCTACCGGAAGCCCCGCCCCCGTTCGCGTTGTTACCGCGCAACATTCTCGCCAACTCCTTGTCGGCAAGTTTATTTTTTTTGAACTCGTCGAGCGAATAGGCGGTGGCTTGTCCGAGGCCGTCCACCACTGCAACCGACGCTTTCCCGTCTTCCCACTTAACCTGCAGCTCGTCTTTAAGCAAACGCGCAACAGTCTTTGTACACTCCGGCAGGGCTATCTCCGACGCTATCTGCGTAGCTGTGGCGTCAACAGTTAGCCTCCGAATCTCGTTTATGTAAAGCTCTTTTTCCTTTGTCGCCGCGCTCACCGCCTCGGCGAGTTTAGCCTCGTAGCTGGCGGTCAGCCCTTTAATGTCGCCCTCTTTTTTAAATTTCTCTTCAGCTTCTTTCGACGCCTCTTCCCGCGCTTTGGCAACCGCGGCCTCGTGCTCTTTGATTTTTTCGGCCAGAGATTTCTTTTCGGCCAGCAGTTTTTCGTGGTTCTTCTTGAGTCCGTCCACCTCGCTCGCGTCAACCACGTCGCCATCTAAGTCAAGTACGAATTTCCCGTCTTTTTCGACGTAAAGCCCCTTAATGCTGTCATCGACCCCGTCGAGACTGTCTAAAATTCTTCTGAGCATAGTCACCCCGTGATTATGGTTTGCGTTCGCGCCGCGAGACCCAGCCCCGTTGCGCCTAACAGAAAAGATAAACAATAAACCGTGCGTAGAATGTCAAAATGGCGGGAATTTATTTTGTAGAAAATTTACACTTCGCGAATTTACCCTTTTTAACCCTTTTTACCCCCTTTTATACCCGAATTTACCCTTTTGTAAAATCGGCTCCGAATCCGCGAGGGGGTCGGCGGGCGGCTGTTTGGTGGGAATTGCCGGGCCTTGCTAGGCTATTTTTGGCGGATTGTCGGTCTTTTTGTAGTGGCGGCAGGGGGCGTTATTATATATAATATCTCGCGGCTTGCCGATACCTTGGGGGTATTTTTGGCACGTCCCGTTGGTGTGGCGGTCAAATACCACTCCTCCCGCGTTGGTGTAGGTGTCCATGTGGGCGCACGTTGCGCAATGGCTATTGCCGGGAAATTCTCCGGGGGCAGGCAGTTCGTTCTTGTCCATGACGCGCTCCTTTTTATAAATATAACAAATTTCAGACATTACCTTGGTATTTTATTTTTACTTTGAGAAACAACTTCCATATCAAAAACAATTTTACCTTTTTCATTGCGCATAACATCGGTAATACGGAACGTAGTACCGCGCTGTATCAATAGCTCCAACTCCCCGCCAAGCGACAAGGCAGGGGCTTTGCCATCCCAATCTATACCGCTAAGGCCTCCGACGTTCCCCTCTCCAAAATCTGAAAAAGGCTCCATGTATAACATTTTAGTTCCGCTTGGGCAATAGATATTATATATCACATCCTCAAAAGTAAATGCGGAGTCCTTAGACGCGCCCGTAGACAAAAATGATTCGTCGGTGAAGTCTTTATTAATTATCTTGTCTTTTAGTTCCTCTATCGTCATTTTTTTCAAGCTATCTTTGTCGAGCCCTAAAAATACTTCTGTCCCCGGAACGCTATATCCGCGTATGGACATTACGTCTTGCTCGTATGTCGATTTGTCTATCATCTCGGTTAGCAATCTAATTTTTTCGCCTGCACCCTCATTGTTAAGGCCAACATTGCCAACGCCCTTATATGTATATTGCGACCAATCTTTATCATATCCGCGCAATGGTCGGTTAAATTTCCCTGAGCCCCCGGTGTAGGCAACAGCCGCCTCTCGCGCCTCCTCAGACGACGCAATCCACACTTCGCCCGATTTCGCGCGGAACGCCGCGTCGGCATCTTCGTCGGAAATATAGAGCGCTGCCGCCGCCTTTCGCTCCTGAGAATATGCGTCTGGCGTAAATGGGTTTTGCGGCGCTTCAGACGCGGGCGGTCCGGCGTCGCCGCTTTCCATGGCCACTGTATTTTTTGAGTTTTCCACGATCGCAAACGCCGCTGGCTCCAACCTCCGTATCTCCTCCAGCGTCCTAGGCTCAAAGTTCCGCCCCAGATTCAGCTCCGAAAACCGCTCCGCCGTCAATCCGCCGTTACGCAACAGTTCCGCCCGTCTCGGCCCCAACGCGCTATCCTGAAATTCGGCGGGCCGGGTCTTTAACCACTCAAAATACGTGGTCTCCGCCGGCACCACCTCCGACCCGTCCGGCCCCTTGGCGATCCTTGTGCCGCCTGCGCCCAATTCATCAAACGGCGGTTTCAGCACCGGCACGACGGTCGATCTGCACCCCGGATGGTACGGCGGCAGGTTTTGCGTGTCCAAATCCAAGATTTTGCCGTCCATGGACATACACAACAGGCTTGTCCGGTCGTCTAAGGTGGCTACAACTTGTAGCCCGCTGACAACATCGTCATTTTCGCGCAGGGTCTCGACTCGCGCCTGTGTCGCCGCGTGTTGTACGGCTGTGCGGGTCATGGTTTCCATATCGCGATATGATCTCGCTAGCTCCCCGTCGTTATAATGGGCGCTTTTCGTGCCGATAACCTCGCGCACTATTTGCGCGGTGGTCAGGCCTTGGTAATAACCGCGGCTGATCACGCCTTCTATTTGCGCAGACCTGCGCCCGGCCCAATCCGCGTAAAATTCCCGCAATGTCATTCCGTTGTTAGGGCCTTTAATGCCGGTAAGCGGTGACGATAACACCGCAGAACGTAATTGCGCCCGCGAAGGCAAGTCAAAGTCGATGTCAAATAGCTCCTTCATGGTCTTGCCCTGAAACTCCGCGTCGTATTCGGCGAAGTCTACTATCTGCTCGCGCCATACGCCGTAATACTTGCCGTACCGGTCTTTGAGATCGCCGCGCACGTGGTCAAGCATATTTTCCATGCGGACGCGGGAATATTCGGTCAGGTCTTTGGGTAGCAAGCGCGTCTCGATGTCGCGGCGCATTCCCTTCAGAAATTTCTGGAACGACGCGGCGATATGCGCCCTGTGGGATTCGATGTGTACTTGGTGGCGCGTGTTGACGTCCATGAGAGACAGCGGAGGCCTTGGCCTCTTAGATGGTGTCGAGCCTCCGCCGCGGTCGATCATTGCGCGTCTGCCTTTGCTTTTTTGGCTTCATACGCTTTGAGCTTGTCAGCGATGGCCTTCATCCCGGCCATTGCACTGTCGCGGTCATTGTATTTTCCGGTTATCACATCCCGTCCATCTGTGTTTCTGATGGCCAGCACCCACATATCATCCTGTTTTGAGGCGGCGACTTGCGATATGGCTTCCATGTCAAGCACGCCAAAGTCATCATTATTGCCTCCGTAATCTAACCATCTGCTAATTGCCATTCTTGGCCCCCTTTGCCTTTTTCTTTTTAGTTTTTATTGCCGTTTCCGGCGCCGACGCAGACTCAAACATCCCCGGGTTATCGACTATTACGGCGTGTAGGGCGGCGGCCAGCCCGTCAATTAGTTTTTCGTCATGTTCGTCATACCCCAGGTGTTTATATAGCGCGTGAACGATCTCGTGGAGCAATACGTGCTCCATGCGTTGCTGTCCGACTTGCTTTATGGCTATCGTCGAGTCTTCAGTGTTTATCACCCCGCCGCAGTCGGT